CACGGGATGAGTATTGGTTTCACCCTATATTGTTCTCCCCTCACGGGGTTGACTCTTATAGGCTCACCGTCATCGGGGAAGAACCCCCAAAGGAGGTCCAACGGGCGTATATTAAGCGCCTTGATGAGGAGGCCAACGGAACGATAAGCATAATCATGGAGAGGCATGGTCGTTAAGACCCACGCCTTCCAATGTTCCGTCCCATTCGGGTCGGTTCTGGGTAAACACTGATCAAAAAAGCCAATCAGTGCCCCATCACCGAACCCATCAGGGATACGAGGCTTCTGCCACTGCCGTGGAAGTACTCTGCAGCATAAATCGCGAAACATTGCGATTCGTAGCTGGTTCATTGGTGACAAAATGCTTGTATTCCGTCGACGCCATCTTTCGATGTTGTTTAGGAACAGAAACACGTCAGTCACACGCTTCACCGGACCGCGGACAAAGAACGGCGTCACATCCGCCCCGAGATAGTAGTGTTTACCACAGCTCTCCCGGAACCCGTAGCCTGCATACGACTTATCCTGGTTAATTTTGAAACCAACCAGTTTCAGCACGCGCACAAGCATCGGGTATGCAGCCACAGGGCATATGATATCATCCCCATAAACTGCAATCGGACGTGGTTCGTTCAGAACACGAGAAACAACTGCCTTCGTTAGGGCCCAGAAAATCAGGGACTCCAATTCAAAGGTGAAGCCATTTCCCATACTGCTGAACTTCTGATAATAGTGCAAACCTGTTCCCAGGCCGGGCAATGCCCAGGCTGGAGCCAGATCAACACATTCATCAGGAAGAACGCCATAAGGAGAACGCACCTGCTCAAGTGCGTGTAACCAGTCTGGCGGTAGGAGCATACGAACAACACCAGTAGAAACGGTGTCAGATGCCATGCTCAGATCGAGGCAAGCGTAGCTGTCCTCGACGCTGTGTGTATACCTCGCGTCATTCTCGCTACCCAGGCGTGCAAATTCCTGGTTACGGGTTTGATCATCAAGGTTCACACCATACCGTTTAAGCCTTTCGCGCATATAGCCACCAAAACCCTTCTGAACATACATGTTCAAGTCGGGCTCAGTACCAATGATACGATCGGTTTTATCGTTCTTCGGAACGGTACCA